TTTGCTCATACTACATTTAGTTTGACGTTTAAATTAGAAAGAGAACTGCTTGATGAACTTAAACAGCTTCTTACCGCAGATTACAAATTAACTATTCTTTGAACAAGTATTAACACAAGTAAGACACTTTTTATCAGACCAAAGGTCTGGTAAGTTGTTCCATAAGTTATCTGTTAAGACTTCTGTAATAGGAGCATCGTATAAATTTGGAACTGTCAGTTTGTTAAGATGTTGTTTAGTTGTGTATATAGATATATTTCTAAGAGCATTGATGACTGTGATTTCAGTTAAAGGTTCTTCTACATAATCAGATCCTAAATAACTGCATGGAAACAAGTTACCTCTACAGTCTACAAATACTTCATTTAAGTTAACACATTTAGGATCAATAACAGATTTAGCTACTACATCATCTCGTACTGCACTATCTAATAATTTTTCTAAAGGTTCTGTTACTTTTGTATTTTTAGAAGGTTGTAAGTTATAGACAAACTTGTTATGATTATCAAAGACTGGAAAATTAACAACACTATAAAACCTAGTTGTGTGTCTAAACTGTATTTGCGATACTCCTATTCCTAATAAAAATTTTTCAAGTTCTTCTACATCATCCTCGTTGTGTGCAAACACAAGACTGTTTATATTTGCTTTACCGCCAGCCGCAACAAACGCTTTGATATTTTCTATAACTTTATCAAAATCTGTATTACGTCTATACAGCTCGTGCTTGCCTTTAAATCCGTCTACTGCAAAAGTAACTTCGTTTATATATTGTGCTAACTCTGCCCACCATTCAGGTTTACGTAAACTACCGTTGGTATGCATAGCCGAATAGATATCAGGATTTGACTCTTTGATATATTTGTAAATCTCAAGGCAATCTGTAGCAAATGCCGGATCACCGTAATTACCTGAACTATAAAAGTTAGTAAGTGTTTGTAAAAACTCCGGTGGAAACCATTGCTTAAAATCTTCAATACCAATTTCAGTATTTTTAATAAATGGACGAGTAGAGTACCCGTTATGATTGCGGGCACACATAGGACAAGCGGCTTGGCACTTGTCTGTCAGTTCTATATGTAGTCTTTTAACTTTATACAATCCAGTCTCCTGCTTGATGCCAGCTTGGCACATTCAACTCCGATAAAGGAATTAGTTGCATACCTTGTTTAAAATTAGGAGCAAACGCAAATCCAGTTGCGGCTCTATCACAAAAGCAAACGTATGCGTTTGGTATATGGTTATTAATCTTTTCAAGGATTTGATTTTCTTTGTATAGTCTATACGTAAGAGGAGCAAACGCCATAGTGCCTTCATAGCAAAATATATTTGATAAATTTATCATTGTAGTTTGATTAGGATCTAAAAAACTTATATCAACAGTTTGTCCAAGTAAATCTAGTAATATAAATTCGTATGTAATATTAGGACGTTGTATTGAATGTTCTTTCCAATAGTCTAATGCACGTTGATTATAATCGTACAAAAATACTTTAACAGGATCTGTCATATGTAAATGATCAATCCACCATGTACCGCTAGCGGGTGTAAACAACTGAGTTATTGTTCCTTTTAATTCCAGAGATTCTTCTGGAATAAATTCATTGCTACTGGTATGCACAAAGGTACTAGAACAATAGTGTTGTCTATAGTATAACCATTCAGATTCTTTTAAAAAATCTTTGTAGCTTTCTGGATAATAATGTTTTTTATTTTTTCGAATTTCATTATTAAACACAAGGATAGGAATGTTGTTTTCAAGTGCAACTGAAATTATATGCCATCCATGTGCTTTATGATTATATTGCGATTCGGTATTTCCTGCGTTTATCCAAGTTGGTGTGTAATCATCGTGTATGTTTTGAAGGCTACGTACAGGTTTCACTTGTATATGTTTACTACCAAGTTCTTGTTGTCCAACAGCTGGACATCCTAATCTTTTGTAGACATCTAAATTAATAATGTAGCATTGATGATGCAGTTCATAATATGCATCTCCTCTATCCAATACATGCCCGGCAACTATAAATTCTGTTTTAACTAGTTCCTTAACATTATCAAAAAAACTTTCGCCGTTAATAAACTCTGTACCTGGCGAATACACAACGGCATATTTGTATCTAGATTGTACAGCATAATTTATTATTTCATCTTCATAATGGGATACTAGTACATCGAACCCTTTAGTTGTTATATTGCTTATAGTGTAATCTGCAATATTTTTAATAACTTCTCTAATTGATAATGGATGATAGGTGTGGATGTTATCTACACAACAAAACACTATTTCATTATTATGTTTAGATTTAAATTTAGTTACGCTCATAACTTCTTACTAGTAATTCGCAAAACTCCTGTCTACGACTTCCTGTAATTCCATGTATAATTAAATGTGTTCTTGGAGTAGAACTATTGTTGATAACAGAATGATAGTTGCTAATATTAACTAAAATAATTTTTCCTTCTTTCCAAGGAACTGTACCTTTATCTTTTAACGTCATATAACATTCTGCTGGATGTATAATAGCAATGTTTATAGGTAACAATATTTCCAACGGATCAAATGAAGAAGGCATACTGGTCAAATCAAAATCACAATGCGGAGCAATATTCCCTCCTGCACTAACTTCCATGAAGCGTACACGAGCTAATTTTTCAAAAGGAAATTTTTCACAAAACTCTTTTATACTAGGAGTTAACGGACTAATACTAGTCCACTGGTATTCTTCCTTATCAACATAGTGATCCCATGTTTTTGTTTTATCAACGTCTATTCCATGTATACAACAACTACGCCATCCATTATGTGATTCTAAATCTGTATCTCTGTGCGGAACTAGGTACTGAGAACAAGACTGTGCTTCTTTTTGCCACTCGGTAATATCAAATGTTAAATCTAATTCTATCCATGCAGAATTTAATAAGATCCATTGTGCTTGTTGATCAATAGTCAAACCATTAGGAATAGGTTGTTTGATCCAAGTTGCATCTTTATTATATTTGTAAAAATTTTGTGCGTTCATAGGAAATCGAATAGTTTTTTATATTCTGTTTTTCTAGTAGTATCATATAGCTCTAACACTCGTGTACGTTCAGCAACCACCGCATCGAAATCTTCTGCTTGGGCAAATAAAAACTTATCTATATTTTGCAAGTAGTTGACTACATTACTATTTTCTTTAAATATTTTGTAATCAAGTTGTAACATTGTTTTTACACGGCTGACAATTTGTTCTTTTAACTCTACTGGCAAATATGCTATAGAAAAATAAACTGGGTCTGCAACAAAATTAAAACTGATAGGCAATTTATCTTTCAAATGAGCATAGCGTTCAAATTCTGCCATAATTGTTTCTATATCAAAAATATTAAAAATACTAAATGTTACTGAAATTTCAGTTTTAATAATATTGTTCTTTAATAAAGTTTCAAAGTTGTGTTTAAACTCGTAGAACTTTGCAGGGAATCTGATATAGTGAAATTTATCCGAATCCACGTGATCAAAACTGCAAGTAAGATATACTGATTTAAATTGTTCTAATCTATCTATGAGTCCTTGCTCTACGCTAGATAAGTTTGTAATGATTTCAAGTTCAACTGATTTAGAATATCCTCGTTCGACTAGCTTATCTATAATCTCAAATGTAACAGGATTAATCAAAGGCTCTCCGCCCACTAATCTAATTTTATCTAAGTTTTTGAGAATAGGTTCTAAATTTTTAAAGATTATATCGCAATTATCTTTATCAAATCTGTACTGTTGTTTTTCGTTTTTAAATTCTACTTCAATCCATTCTAGCATACTGGGTAGTTGTATATCGTTGGCCTGCCATAGTTTTATTTCTGTTTCGTGCATTGAACTAGATAACTGACAACACATGATGCATTTTAAATTACACAGATTACCTAACTTAAAATCAAACAACTTGGGAGGCAATGAATAGCTTCCATCATCTGACATATGAGCAACCATGCCGTCTATGTTTACATTCCTATTTTCATTCTTACGCATCGAATATCCATTGTCTTTTTCCATGCGCCAGCAAGAATCACAATTAGGATTTTTAACACCGTTGACTAAGTCTAATCTTAATTGTTTATAGTAGTCGCTATTCCAAACAACATCTGCCGAGTCCGTTTGAATATTTGGGCCAAAACCAAAACTATCACAGCACACTCGGTAATCTCCACTGTTTGTATTGCTCATCATAGTAAACGGCAGTACACAAATTGTATCTTTAGAATATATCATCAACTATTTATAGTGGGTGTTAACTGCCCGATAAATATTGCCTATGTGGACACATTACTATAAACTAGACGAATTTGGAAAACCCTGCCATGCTCAAATGAGTTACGAACCTTTGATTAATAAAGAACGTAACGTATTCTGCATGAATTTTGATCCTAATAATTCTTATCAAGACTACATAAACAAAGTCGGGTTTATTCCAGAAATAGTTCATGAGCTATTTGATCGTGAAGTTAAGTATCTTACCAAGTTTCAAAAATACAGTTGGGCTCCTGAAGTATTAGATATAGAAGGTAACAAAATATACATTCGCTGGTATGACAACACATGTAATGATATAATTAATACTGGCAATACATTACCGCCTAATTGGAAAGATCAGCTAACACATATCATACATGATCAGTTAGATGAACATGTTTATAAAATAACACAATACCCACATTGCTTTTATGTAGACAACACCAGCACATTACACACATTTGATTTGCATGCCTGTTTTGATTTTGACGACTATATGATGCCCTGGAGCAAACTTAAAGGCGTAATACACGGAAGTAGCGAAGGAAGAATTGCAGAAGTACAGTCTGAGGATATGGTTAATATGCGAGATATGTTTTTAAATAGTTTACGTACACATATCAAATGGCCTGATAATTACCTAAATGAAATTTATAAATTATTATGATTAAATGGAAACCAATCGTCGATACGCTATTACTGCTTGACGGTGAGCATGTGTCCTTAAAACATACCAACAACATACCTGTTGGCAATCCGCATTTTGTCGAAATTATGAAACAATTAGAATCTGCCAAATATGATTTTAGTTCTGTAGATTGGATCGATTATTATCCTAGTGTACATTTCGATAACACCTGTGTCGATGAATTTAGTAAATTAGTAGACCATAAAATATGTAGAGCTTGGATTAGTCGTGTCGACCCAGGAAAAAATGCACCTTGGCATTGGGATGTAGACGACCAAGAAACAGAGTTTTTAAAATTAGGTAAGTTAAAGAGATGGACTTGTTTTATAACTGAACCCAAAGTTGGGCATAGTTTAATTATTGGCAATAAAGGATTTTACAATGAACCTGCTGGCACTATATATGAATGGCCTAATTACAGAGAATGGCATTGTGCCGCTAACTGTGGTATGGAGCCACAATTCTTATTTCATTTTTTAGGATTTAAATAATCCTGTGGTATATAGTTAAAAGAAGATCTATGTAACAGACGTTTGTCTATACTTTGAAATTCTAAACGTCTGTGAATTCCAAACACCATATCTGCAAGAACAATATCGCCATCTTGCCAATCATGCGAGTAAATATATTTGTCTTGTGTAATATGTTTTGCAAGTTTGTCAATGATAGGTTGGCTTTGTTCTTCAGTCATGCCTTTAAAATAAAACATTTGCAAATACGGAAAGAATATTCCTTTCCTACCTTGACGGTTTTCTCTTATAATACTAGGAGTGTATTCTTCGTTTATAAACTTACCAGGCATGTGTTCTAACGCAGGAGATAATCTTTCAGCGTCGTGACCAAACACTCCTTGTAAATCTTTAATTTCATCAAATAATTCTGGAGTCAAATCATCGTATGCTAGGAAGTTATTTGTCCATTGTGTTATAGAACCCGTAGTACCTTCTATCCCTCTCAAGTACACAATTAACTTACTTGCAGGACTTGCCGGGCCATTACAATGCCATTTTAATTCCGCCGGGTGCCCAAAGATTCCAGTCTTGCCATCTTTAACTATACGTCCGGTCACAGGAATTAATTTGCATTCACTATCAGGAATCACACACTTACCAATGGTTTCTGATTCGGGTGGTTTATCGTATGTTTCCACTTCGTGAAACAAGTTAATAAACTTTAGTTCATCTTTCATTGTAATGTTAGTTCTAGGGATCACTACCAGGGTGTTAGAATCAAGTAGTCGACAAATTTCATTTGCATCTTCTTGAGTTGGATTTATAAGATCAATTTCGTCAACTATTACAGTCCACCCATTTTCGTGTATATGATATTTCATTAATAATTTTCCAAGTTGTCAATGCCTAACTTTTTACGAAACTCTTCCGTAAACTTACCGTCAATTCGTAAACCATAGCTTTGTCGCATAATACGATCACCGCCGTGCCAATCTTGATCATTCCACCATGCGGCACGACAATTGATATAATGTTTGTTTTTAGTTTCTGGATCCCATAGATAAAAAGGTCTTTCTAAATTAGGACGAATATGAATAAACTCGTTGCGATGTGGACTATAACCTTTTGGTCCTTGTTCTCCGCTCAAATCTCTATGTTCCCAACTGATACCGTCGGCATCGCATACAAAAAATATTACACGGCCGATATGTTCAAAGATACCGTTGGTAATAGTTTGCTCTACCCATTTAACTACATTAGGGAAATACTTTGCTTCTTCTGTTAGTTTACGCGGTGCAGTCCTGTCATCCCAGGAACCTTCTTCCCACAAAAAATAGTAAGTGTAAGGATCGTATGCACCCATGGCAATTTTAAGATAACGAGTAAAGATGTTTCTTTGCTTGTATTTCTTAAAGTCTTTATAATATTCCATTCCTTTTAGTTTGATAGGATTATCATCTGGTAACGATAAAAATTCTTCCATAGCTTTGTAAATTGGTTTCCAATGCATGATATAACTCATGTCTGCAATATCAAAGCCTGGTTTCATCCAAGTGCCTTCTTTAGCAAACTCCATTGCGTCGGCAAAGCCTTCGTGTATTTCTTGTTGTAGTGCGTCAAACCCTTGCATGTCTAAATGTGGCGACATATCAAAATAAGGAATATTATTAATGCCTTTAATCATAAATTTAATTCCTTTTTCATAGCATCTGTAAAATATCCGTCAACACGTAGTGACCAAGCGGGTGCAATATGTCTAACTGCCGAATGCCATTCTTTTGCATTAAACCAGCATGCCCATGAATTAGCAAAATACTTGTCTTTGTTATCAGCATCGAATACATAGAAAGGTCTACTAGTGTCAGAACGTAAATGTATAAAATGAGGTAATTGATCAATATCATCATGCACCTTATCTAACGGCAACCGCAAGTCACTGTCTGGTGCTAGGTCATAATGTTCTACAGTTCTTCCATCATGCTCAACGTAAAATATACATACCCGGAATATACTATCAAACATTGTTCCAATTAAAGAATTTGCCCATGCCATCACTGAAGGAAACTTTTCTGCAAGCTCGGGTAGTTTAGCATCGGGCATAGTTGTGCCGCCAAAGTTTTCATTTGTAGTTAAGTAAAAAACACGAAGTGGATCATACACTCCGTATTTTGATTTAAAAAATCTAATTAGTTTATTTCTAGAAGTTACGTTATCTAGATTATTGTGCCACTGCTTTGCTTTAGAGTCATCTGTAATATCTGGATCTTTCAAGAAATCCTTTAATCCGTCCGGAATAGTTTTCCAGTCTTGCGGATTAGTTGAGTTAGGATGATTTTCAATATCAATCCATATACCTTCAAATGCATCTAACTTGGTTTCTGCAAGCCCAGCTATAATTTCAGGTTCAAGTTTTTGAAACGCTTCTCTATCTAAGAAACGACTCATGTCTACTATTGGCTGACCGTTAATCCCTCGCATATATTTGTTTTGCCTTTTTAATAAAATCTTCTGGATACATATTACTAAAACAATCAAATGTAAGTTGTTGTATTACGTTTAACGGATATTTTGTATTCCAATCTAAATTAATAGAATCTGTATATTTTTTTAACTGTTCTTGTCTTTGTAAACTAATGTGACTTTGTACACTTGCAATGGATAAATCGGGTTCATTGCTACTGTAAGTAAAAAAATAGTTGATGCTTTTTAGTTTGCCATCTACAATAAAATAACTGCTTGGGTGCATACTGTACTTGTACCAGCCTCTGTCTTTGTGTGCTTGGATAATGGCTAGCATTTGATCCTGCCAGTCTGGTAGTATTTCATTAAACGAACAATTACGGTCTAAACTTTGTTGCCAAAAATCAACACCACCAATTTCTAAATAAATTTTACGTTCTGGAACATTTACTTCTTTAATTGCTGGAACCATGTCTGGATTATGCCAAGCCATGTTGCTAATGAAGTGCAATTCTCGATTCCATTTTTCATCCATTAGTTCTTGGTCAATTACTTGATTCTTACCCTGGTGATATTCGGAATCATTATGATACCACATACAAAATGTTTTACTATCACTACTAATTAAACTAGTATAGATTAAGTTATTTCTACAAGGTTCTTCACCTGGTACGCGATTGTAATAGTATTCAAACTGCATAAAATCTCCCTATAGCTCTATTTATTTTCTGCCCTTAACTCTACAACATAAATATTGTACTATGAAAATTACAAAAATACCCGGCTTAGGAAGATTCGGAATCTTTATCGATGATGTAGACTTTACTACAATGTCAGATGACCAGTGGTTAGAAATCGGACAACTGCATTTACAAAACTTAGTTACAATCATACGAGACTGTAACATGCCTTGGGAAACTCAACCAGACTGGTGTGAAAAGTTTGGTCCCAGACGCAGTGGAGTACGCTACCATATGGAAAAGAAGTATGGTCAACAATGGAATTGGTTATTCAAAGAAGCACAAGCAAATAATCCTATTATTAGTGAATTGGATCGAGAACGTATACAAGCTATTGCCAAAGTACAGTATCAAACTCCAGGCGGAAAAAGTTTCATGAAAGTGAGTGGAGCCAAGGATGAACACGGTAATGCACTTGGGATGTTTGCAGAAGGCGAATTACTATGGCATAGTAACGAATCGGGTACGCTGACATTTACTCCGGGCGTTGCATTGTTGGGTGTGCAGAACATGATAGGATCTGCTACAGGATTTATCACAACTACTGATTATTATGAAAATGTAAGCAATGCATTTCGTAGCGAATTAGATGAAATGATACTGTTACATAGATTTATCCCGGGTGCTATTAATCCAGGTCTACGTGCAGATCAAGATGAAATCATGCATGCCAATATGTGTCCAGAAGACGATACCGAAATACCAATGACCATTTTAAGTCCAAGTGGTATCAAAGGACTGCATTATAGTATTAATACTGCTTATAGTATTAAGGGCATGAGCAAAGAATCCAGCGATGAAATATTTGCTATGATTAACAAAGAATTATTTGTAGACAAATACATCTATGATCACTGGTATCAAAGTGATCACGACTTGTGTTTGTTTGACAACAGTATTACATTACACAGAAGATTAGGCGATATCAAAGAACGTGTGTGCCATCGTGTCCCACATGACTACACTAAATTACATAGCAACTTTTGGCAGCCTTATAGCCAACCAGATGTTGCTGATCAATTCGAAAAAGAAATTCTTTACTATGTTGATTTATGCAAGGTTAGAGGATACAGAATGCCTGACGGAAGTTTGTCTTGAATCCGTATGCCGTTGAAAATACATACCACGTAATTTATCACGAAACATGTGATGAGTTCGAACGTGTACGCAGTATCTGTTTAGAAGAGAATAATTGGTTACAGAAAAATTATACTCAAGAAAAATTAGTTATAGAAGATCATAGTGGTTATGTTGTAGTATATCAGAAAGAAACTAACAAACCTATTATCATGGCAGGTGCATATAATGGCATGTTTCCTTCTAACGTAGCTCGATTAGCCAACAGATTATATTTGTTTCCAGAATTTCGTTGCGGTAGACACAACATGATAGAATCTTACAAACTTCATCATGAACGTATAGTTAAGCCTTTAATGGCTATTAACGATTACAATCTGTATGTTATCACTATGCAAAATCGTACTCGTGGAAACAAGGGGTGGTGGAGTCGTTGGAAAAAAATGATGCAAGAATCCAGCAATAATATGTGGACTGAAGCAGATGGCTATTTGCAAACATGTCCATGGCTTGTTCAAAAGTGTTGTCAAAATTTTGTTTATACAGAATTAAAAAAAGGTACATTTAAAGAATGGAACCCAAAAATTATAACCGAGGCGGAATGGCAAGTATTGCCTGAAGGTACATGACATTAAACAAAAAGTTACGAACCTTACAATTTTTAAATCTTTTCTTATCTATCGTAGGATTGTGTTATTATGGGTTTGATTACTTGTTGTTGAGTTATCTAGTTTTTGTTTTGTTATGCCCTATTGGAATTAGTGCAGGGTTACATAGATACTTTACACACAAGTCTTATAAAACATCTAAGTTCTGGGAAAGAACTATGTTGCTGTTAAGTGTATATGCTACTGTAGGTAGCAGTATAGCTTGGGTCGGTGTTCACAGAGCACATCATACATTTACCGACAAACCCTACGACCCGCATAGTCCAGCTGATGGAGTATTCAAAGCATGGACTGGTATAGGGCATACTGAAACTAAGATCCCAGTTAGTTTTGTAAAAGATCTATTAAGAGATCCGTTACATAGATTTATACACGATAATTATTTTAAAATTTTATTGATTCCAGTAATTGCATTATTTCTGTATAGTCCAATGCTCGGAGTTTTTTTATATGCTATACCTGCAACTCTGGCGCTACAAACAACTAGCATAGTTAATGTACTAGGACACACACAAGGATATCGCAGTTACAATACTGACGATTGCAGTAGCAATAGTTGGATTGCTAACATTCTTAGTTTAGGAGAAGGATGGCATAATAACCATCATCATTATCCCAGCAATTTTAGTTTAACAGAACGTTGGTGGGAATGGGATTTAATTGGCGAATTTATAGAGGCAATTCGCCTATAATCATATAGCGGGTATACATCTGTGTTTCTAACTCACCGGACCATATGACATCAAGTTTACTTTGTTCTTCAAAATGTTGTAAACTAGTAGAAGTTCTAATGTGTTCTGGTAACTCATAATTGTTGCCTTGCAACACAATCAAACTATCTTTTCTAAGACCCGACAACCATAGCTCGTAATCTTCTTGAGTGATATGTTCACAGCTAGTATTAATAACAACATCAGCCTCGCTAGGCACGTTTATCATATTAGCATGGATGAATTCAAACCTGCCCTGTATATGTTCAATCTTGTTCATCATCTCGGATATAGATTTACAGTTTATATCTAAATCTATATTGTTAATTTTTTCAACAGTCATTCCACTTTGAAATATCATACTGGCTAGAGTACCTACCCACCCTGCGTATATGTCAATATTAACAGGCTGATCAATTTCTAATTTCAAATGTTCTATCAGCCATTCTTTACTTTTAATTTGTCCGCGCCAAAACGCTTCTAAAGTTTGACTTGGATTGTCGCTATCTCTTATAGCACACATCCAATAATGTAAATGTTCTGTATCAATTAGCATTAAACTGTGTTCCTAACTTGTCGAACTTGCCGCATTGTTTGGCACATTCATAAACTGGGTCGTTAGCCCAGGTGTTTTCAATACGATTAAAATAACCCGAATTGAAAATGTCCTCTAAAGATTGTTCATGTAGATTAGGAAACTCTCCAATCTTGTCCATATAATCGATACGAGTATATTGTTTATGTAATTTTTCTTTAAAGTCCATCCAGCAACACGGACCGACATTACCAGACGCCGCAACATAAATTTGTTTGTATTTGACTGCCTTGCAAGTAATAACACAAGAACTTTTGTCTACCACTTGATCCATAGGCATATCTCTTGCATACTTTAAAACTTCTGGAAGTATTTCTTCAGTTTTGGTACTTGGCAATAAATGATACAATGTCTTGCCTGAATCATCTAATACTGGAAATTTAATATCAGTAAATCGAGTTGTGTGTTTTACTTGGAATAAATTAAATCCTAACTGGGCAGACAGACGGCGGCATGCTTCTACTTGATGCTCATTGTGTTTGAACACCAGCATGTGCCAATCTGCATGGCCACCTGCTTGTATGAATGCAGTTGCATTTTTTATAATTCTGTTCCAATCTGTGTCTATTCTATAAAGAGAATGAGTGTCTTCTAATCCGTCAATACCAAATACTACTCTAATATCTAATTTAGCTAACTCTGCCCACCATTGAGTACTTCTAGCACTGCCGTTTGTATGCATACTCAAACGTATATTAGGATTAGTTGTTCTGAGGTACTGAAAGATTGCCAAACAATCTTCTGCAATGATAGGATCACCCAAGTTGCCGCACATGAATAAACTATCTAGTTGACAGATAAAATCTTTACTGAACCATTTTTTAAATGTATCTAAATCTATTTCCACTAATGTCATGAGCGGATTCAATGTGCCGCCGTTGATACGCCTTGGGCACATAGGGCAACGTGCTTGACATTTAGTAGTTACTTCTAAGTGTATATCTCGTATGTCTGTTAGTTTATACATTTTGGTATTTTGCTGTCTGCACTACTTACGCAACGAGGCGTTGAACATATACGAGGTGCGGAAAACAAAGTAAATTTTTCTATCGTACCTAATGGCTCATCCCGACAACTATAAGCTCTTTTAACTTCAGTACCTTTTATTATAACACTTTGATAGCCTGCATTGCAAGTCCAATTGGTAAAACTATTGAACCCTAATGCGTTGAATCGTTCTGCTTGATCTATAAAATAATTCTGATTACCGTCGGTTAACCTGATTTGATATCCTTCCTGCTGTTCAAAGTCATTTTGCATTATAGTAAGCATATCAGGAGTATAGCCTTCTACAATAGCAGTAGCAGTATCATTGCTTTGTGGTTTGAGAGTTACGTTGATTCCACGAGCACGAAGGCGTTCACAGCGAGCCAATGTTTCATAAAACACACTGGGAACCATTACTTGATTAACTGTTACATGTACCTGTTCATACATTAACTGTAAACATTTGTCTCCAAACTCTTGCTCTCTAGCATGTTCTGCGTGAAAACTGGCAGTGATACTTCTTCGCTGTAGGCAGTCTGTAACATCGCTCCAATGCTTCCACCATTTTGATCCTGGACTTAAATTAGTTGTCATATGGATACTTTGGTACGGGCTTTCGGTTTCGTCCAAATGTTTGATCAAATTGAGCAAATCTCGATAAGCAGTCGGCTCACCTCCGCTGAAGCTCCAGTGGAATTCTTCAAATCCATTTATCCTAGCCTGGCGTTTGATTTCATCTATAACGGATTTATACACTTCTAAGGTTTGGTGATCCGGTTGATCGCTTCTAGCGTAGGGCCAACAGTAGGAACATTTATAGTTACAAAATCTACCCAGGATCCAACTAATGTTAAATAATGGACGATCCAACATAGATTGTTGTCCAAAACGTTGTATTTTTGCGAAAGGTATAGTTGAGAATTGCATTGACATTATTTACACATGGTGCTATAATTAACAGGCAGACGTGAGTGTAACTGGTAAACCTCCTCCTAGTAAGCTGACCCCCAGCTGAACGGAGGGCAAGGGTCTAGCTCTTAGAGCGACTTTGGAAGTTCGAATCTTCCCGTCTGTACCATTGTTAACTAATAGAAAGAAGTTTAAAATGAAAAAGATTGTAATTGCAACATTGATGTTTATTAGCACTAGTGTATTTGCGTACAACGATGATCCTGCAGAATTGTTTTCTACAGCTTCCAATGTCACCACTGAATCCAAAATCAAATGGGTATCGGTAAATGATGTTACGGCTCAATGCAATAGAGAACGTAGTGCCAAAGGACAAGCAGGATTCAATGCTAAATTAAAAGCCTGTAGTTTTTGGGACGACAATCACACATCCTGTACTATCATTACAGGTAAAAATGTTAACATGCATACCATTGGACATGAAATGCGTCATTGTTTTCAAGGCGATTGGCATCAGTGAGAAATTTAGAAGAAGAAATTTGGCGCGATGATGAGATCCTAAACAAGATCCGTACTCGCGACGACTATGCTCAAAATGTCTATGCGGCATTTTGTAATATGCGTTGGTGCCCTAGAGAACTAGTTCCAGCATTAAGACAAGATGACAAAAAAGACTTGTGGCATTGTAGTTGGAGAAGTGCTGGCGGCTTAGTTGCAGATTGGCAAGGTAAGGGCGGAGACTATATGGACTGGTACTGTTCCGGTATTAGAGGCGGTTTGAGTATCGACGGTAAAGAAGATGCCGAGTATTTTGAACGTACTAAGTATGTGTCCGAAGGTGTTATCACTGAAGAAGTTGAAAAAGACTTTAACCGTTTGGGCTGGTTTCCGGTTCCTTGGGACGATGACGAAGATTGAGAGTAAATAATACTATGACACATTGGACTGTAACTTTAGAAGAAACAGATGATGGAAGTGGGGATTTAATTTTGCCATTTCCTGAAGATTTTTTAAAGGCCGTTGGATGGCAAGAAGGAGATACACTTGAGTGGAAAGATAATGGAGACGGATCCTGGATCCTTGAAAAAGTAAAAGATGAGTAAAAAAGAAGATGTAATTGAATTAACTGGACTAGTCAAGGAAGTGTTGCCTGGTAACATGTTCAGAGTAGAAGTAAACAATATGCCCGAATTATTACTTTGCTATATGGGCGGCAAACTCAAACAACATAAAATTAGAATCATAGAAGGCGACAATGTTAAATTGGAAGTTAGCCCATATGATTTAACCAAAGGTCGTGTAACTTACCGACTTTGACACGTGCTTTATTGTATGCTATAATATTCACATATTAACTCGTACAGTGAGCGACATGGAACATAAAACTTTTCCTACACAGCAAGTATTAGAATTGGCCTGTGCCGCACAAAGAATTAACGGTGAGTACCTTAAAGTACCTGAGGCTGTTTATGCCAATGATGGAGTTTATATGTACACCAAACAGGCTAACAAAACTCTAATGCTTTATACACTGGATACCAGAATGGTTATCCCTGATACTAAAGTGCTCAAAATTGAATCTGAAGATATTACTCGAGCAGAAGAAATTCGTAGTTACTACAAAAGATTAATGTTTGCCGCAATCGACGGCGAGAACGAATTCCTTACAAAAATTAATTCCTTACTGAGCGGTGATACAGTTAAAGAAAATGAATTTGGTTGGATTGCTTGTCTGCCTAGTGTACAGGCCAAAGATAAGATGCACAATGAAGTTAAAAAGATTTCACGTCAAGTTGACGAAGGATTTTTAGGAAGTCCTGGAGATCGTTTGGCAGATTTAGATTGTGAAATTCTTGAGGTAATTAAATCAAAGAACTTTGACGGATGGAACATCTGTGCTATAATAAACAATAAAATGGCAAGTTGGATGAGTCAAACAGAACTGAAACGTGGACCATGCGTCATTGTCAAAGCAAAAGTAAAAGATAACAGCAAACACTGGAAACATGGAAACGATGAGACCAGACTTAACTATGTAAAGGCGGCACAATAATGGCGGGTACAGCGAAATCGGTTTACTTAACAATTACCAAAAAAAGTAGTTATAAGACAGAATTTACCAAAGTATTCTTTGATGCTAAAGCATACAATGAATATGTAAAGACAGATGAGTTCAAAGCCAAATGGCCTAAAGAAGAGTTTACTATTACCAAAGAGGTATACTAATGGGTAAGGCAAAACATAAACCCTATCAATGGATTGATGGTGAAACTGCTGATCGCATTACTAGTCTTAACTTAAAGGACTATCGTGCTTATCTTAAAAAAGAACTAAAACAGTGGAAGAAGAATCCTAAAACAGAATCTAACCCAGATGGCTATTGGTTGCATCCAGATGACATAGTAACTAATATGCGTACCATTGAAGCATTAGATTTAATTATCAGTCACTTTCCAGAAACATCGGATGAAATAAAATGAGCAGATACACTACAGTTTATAAAGAAGTCGAGATTGATGTTGACTTAGACGATTTCGATGATGAGGATATTTTAGAAGAAATGGAAAAACGTGGACTTGCAGTCGGAGCCAGTGGCGATGGTCGCGAACTGCTCACTGCCATTTGGCTCAAACGTAGACAAGGACAAGACTACCAAACAGAGTTGGATCAACTAATTTACAACGGATTGGGGAAAATTATATGAAACGAGAACTAGACGAATACCTATGTAAGGTATATCCAAAGATGATGGTTAATCGTGACAAGTCAATGCAGGAGACTTGTATGTGCTGGGGCTTTGAATGTGGAGATGGTTGGTTCCAGATTCTCAATCAGCTTATGGGTAATATTCAGCATCACATTGATTGGAAGATTAGACAACGTGAAGTCGCTATCAAATTTAATAAGATGGCTGAACAACTCAAAGCCGGTGACTCTACATTATTCGACGAGGATATGAAAGACATGCTAAATCGAGATTACGTAGAAAAACGTAAGCAAGAACTTATCAAAGATCCCCCGCGTGAAATTCCCGCAGAAGTTCCGCAAGTAACTCTGGATCAAGTTAAAGAAAAGTTTGGCACCCTACGCTTCTACTACACAGGCGGTGATGAATACATTCGCGGACTTGTTGACATGGCAGAATCAATGTCAGGCGTAACTTGCGAAGAATGTGGCAAGCCCGGAACACAGACCCCAGGTGGTTGGATCAAGACAGTGTGTGTAGAACATGGCGGTCAGGATTTTGATACTCCGGAAGAAGAATTGGAAGAAAATAAATTACTCAAAGAAGGATTCGAGCAATGATTACTATGAAAGAATGGATGGAGTTGGTAGGCTATAAAATCACTGAAGGTGGTGATTATGGTTGGGCTTGTTATGGTCCTAACTCATATCAACTATCTAGTTGGAATGGTATCCACGGCAAAGGTGGATACAGTTTTAACATTGTATTCAGTACTAAGACTCAAAAGGTCTATGAAGTTTCAGTATGCGACTATACCAATGATCGTGCTTATCGTATGATTGCCGAGGACAAGCAGAAAAAATATGCCAAAGAAGCTAAACGCAATTTTATTAATTTAAATGAAGCATGGGACAATATCGAGTATGTTGACTTAGAAGTGGATGACGATTTCATTCAAAAATGCCTAGCTATCAAAGCAGGAGAAGAATACAGCACAGATATAAGCATTCCCCTGGACTTGCCAGACGACTTGCTGATGTTTGCATTCAAGGCCGCACATACTGAGAATATGACGTTCAATGACTGGATGAATAAGATGCTTAAAGACTTTATTGACAAAGTTGAAAAAGGCGAGTATAATAAAGAGGATGTTAAAAAGTTTAAAAATGAACACCCTGAATATCATTTTGGGGAAGAAATAAACGAGGAAGAATAAATGAGCGAAACTGTTTTATGTAAAGATTGTAAACATGCAAAATGGAATCCATTGAAATTACATACATGGTACTGCCATCGAGAATTAGTTCCAGAAAGTACTAAAGAAAATTTTGTTACAGGACATAAAGTTACTCCGGCATACTATCCTAGTTGCAGTATGGAAAGACTTAGTTCTAGTCCTTGTGGCAAGTCTGGAAAGTTTTGGTCTCCTAAAAATAAAAAGGATTTGTTTAAATTAATTAAACATGTAAGCGTATGAGAATCAAACTAGTCAGTGATCTCCATTTAGAGTTCAGTGACATCAACATTCAAAATGATCAGGACTATGATGTACTGATCCTTGGTGGCGATATTATGATCGCACAGGATCTCCACGACCATCCTGAGCTTAGTAATACTGCCGATCAACGGGCTATTGCCAATGGCACCGGCTTGGGTCGTAGACAAGAACGTGCTCAACGGTTCCGTGACTTTCTAAAGCGTTGCAGTTTTCAGTTTCCACATGTAATCTATATTATGGGTAACCATGAATTCTACAATGGAAAGTTCTATGCAGGTATTGACTACATGCGTGAAGAGTGCGCCAAGTTTCCCAACATCTATATGCTGGAACAGGACACTAAAATTATCGATGATGTAGTGTTTGTTGGTGGTACGCTGTGGACCAACATGAACCGGCGTGATCCATTAACCATGCATGCTATTGAAGGTATGATGAACGATTTTCGTATCATTCGTAACGACTACAGAAGCTATGCTCCTATGAGTGCGTTGGATGTCGCTCACAGACACGATAAGACTCTTGCCTACATCAAGCTGATTGTCGAAGAACATAAGGACAAAAAGTGTGTTGTGGTCGGGCATCATAGTCCAAGTTTCCAAAGTGTACACGAACAGTATGCTCATGAGACACTCATGAACGGTGGCTATCATAGTGATCTAAGTGAGTTCATTTTGGATCACCCACAGGTCGTGTTGTGGACACATGGACATACACATTGTCCTTTCGATTATAAGATTGGAGAGACTAGAATTGTTTGTAATCCACGTGGTTACGAAAACGATGGTTACAGCGAAGACACAGGTTGGAACCCTAATATTTTATTGGAGATTTAATATGGCAGAAGAAATTGTAACAACTACTGTAGCTGAAATGCTACGAGTAACTGGTAATAATACCAACGACTTTATGCAACAAGTTGCAGAGCATATTGAAAAATTAGAAGATGCAGTAAAACAATTACAGGCTCGTGTGCAAGAGCTAGAGGAAGGTGTTAAATGATTGATTGTCTAATAATGGGCGATAGTATTGCTGTAGGTACTGCCCAGGTACGCCCCGAGTGTGTATCATATGCTACAGGTGGACTTAATAGTTATCAATGGCTTAATAAGAATGTTGGCAAGAGTCCGTTTGAAGCCAAAACTGTAATTATTAGTCTTGGATCAAATGATCACAAATATATTAAGACTGAAGAGGAACTACGTACTATTCGTAGACTGACTAAAGCTGATAGAGTGTTTTGGATCATGCCTGCTGGTAATAATCCTAAAAGTGAAGTAAGTATCCAAGCAATTATGCAGACTGTTAGTATTGTTGCCAAGGAGTTTGGAGATACTGTAATTACCAATAATCAATTACAGCCAGACCATATCCACCCTAATGCACTTGGTTATAAAAGAATTGCAGAGCAAACAAAATGAAAATTGGACTTAGTTATAGTCGATGCGTTAGAGACATTGTCGATGGAGTAGTAGACATTGACGATGTTCTCATCATTATTAGCCGTACAGATTTTGATCCTAGAAATGATGTACAATGGGAGAGTATTTGGCAAGGATATCACGAGCCCTATGGTTTGAGTAATCCTGAATGGGTAGCTTATCAAGCTGAGGACGAAGACCGATTTCGAAGTGTTAGCATCGAATTACTAGAAACTGGTAAACTACACCAGCCACGTCAATTTGGAGCACACCCTAGTCGCCGTCCAGAAATTTGGCTAGAAGCTGTATTACCCAATAGTGAATTGGAAAAGAATCCTACAGCCAAAAAGGCTTTTGAAAAGTTCAAAACTATAGCTGGACTTTCGAGCGTCGAATTAGATGACAAATACCGCTAACTCGTTTATAATACTCATATAGTAACTAAACGAAAGTTCAAAATGAAGTATGCATTATTGCTGTCAGCGTTATTGCTTACGGCTTGTGTAGACGAAGATAAGTCCCTAACTTACCAACAGTTGCGGGACTATCCTGTTGATTGCAGTTTGAAAGATCAACAGTTGCAACAACTTAAAACTATCCAAACAAAATTAAACTTTGATCAAGATCCTGACAAACTCAGCGAACCCGATCGTGTCTATAATAGTCGCTTAAAAGCCACAATTTGGTGGTATGCTTACAGTTGCGAGCAATCATGAAAAAAATACTATTCTTAATGCTTTTGGTGAGTCAGCTGGCAGTTGCCAACGAATGTAAAACTACCACAGTTACTATTGAGAAAGACGGCAAAGTCAGTAACGAAACTGCTACTATTTGTAAAGAAACTGGAGGAGTCGACCTACGAGTTAAAATCGGTGATACCATTTTGGAAAGCGAAGTCAACGAATCTGCTGTCAAAAAGTATTTTAAGTACAACGGACATAAATGTCGATTGTTTGAAGAATCTGGAGTAGTTGATAAAAAAATTAAAGACTATTTTGGTGTTATTTGTCAGGTAGATCCAAAAGATGAAAACAACTGGATCGTAGTTGACAAGTGGTAATTGTTATAGTATAATATAGACATGTTCAACAAACATAGAAAGGCAATAGTATGAAAGGCGTTATTTTAGGCATTGTTTTAACTTTGGCAGTTTTGTATCCTGCGGTTACTAAGAATTTGTTTGGTACTGCTGTAGATACTACTAATGCTATTGTTATAACTACATTGGAGAAAACAAAATGAAAACATTGTTTGCATTGATTTTAGTTTCGGCCCTTGCCGCTTGCTCGACTGTAGCAGGCATTGGTAAGGATATTCAATCGTCCGCAGAATGGACAAAAGAACAAATGGGTGGAAAATAATGAATTCATTTTTTAATCACGGAATGATGTATTTTTGGACTGACGTGTCTATATTATTTGTGCTAGGTGGTATCTTATATGCAGTCTACGGATTTATTAAAGGCTTTATTGGCGGACTCCGCGGAAAGAATTAATATGAAAAAATCTTTACTACTAGTACCAATTGTTGCTATGCTGGCGGCTTGTGGTACAACTGATCCTTATCAAAAGCGAGCTGACAATGAACGTGAACGTCAAGAACGTTATGTCGAACGAGCTTTGAGTAAAGCACCAGACTGGATGACTAAACTACCTCTCAGTAATAGTGCAGTATTTGAATCTGGTACCGCTGTAAGCTCAGACTTCAGTATGAGTGATATCAAAGCCAAAGCAGATGCATTTGCAAAGATTTGTATGACCGCTGGTGGTACTGCTAACCAGCGTACTAAGATTTATCGTACAGACAGCGAAGTGACTAGTACAGAGCTTAGTGAATCAGCTATTCGCATGAGTTGTAAGGATGTAGACTTAACTGGTGTAGAAGTTCGTGAAGTCAAGCGTGTAGCAGAAGGTACACGGTTCCGTACTTATGTATTAGTGGCCTTGCCAACAGGTGATGCTAATATTTTGCGTAAGGCTAAAGAAGCCGCAAAACAACGCGAGTTCGCGGCAAGTCGCCAAGAACAAGCATTTAAAGAAATGAATTAAGGAAAAATATGTTCACAATCGTTGTTGGGGTATTATTTGGTATTGTAGTCTTAGTGGGCCTTGGCCTAGTTGATTATAACAACAAAACCAATTATGAAAACGCAGTTGCTTATGCCAAGCGTATCAAGGAAGATACAGACAGTATCAAAGCACATCCAAGTATGCTCAAACGTCTTTGGGTGTTGTCTTTGTTACCTGTAATCTTGTTTACAGCATTTGAGTCATTTACAATCGTACCAGCAGGTTACATTGGTGTACAGGTTACGCTAGGAACTGTTAATCCAGAAACACTGAGTGAAGGTTTGCATTTTGTAAACCCAATCAGTCAGGTTAAGGAAGTTGAAGTTCGTGTTGTAAAAGCGGACTTGAAAGGTGCTCAAGCAGGTACTAAAGACTTGCAGGTTGTGCATACAGACATCGTAGTTAACTATCGTATTGATGGTGCCAAGGCCGCTACTATGTACAAAGAGTTTGGTTTGGATTTAGAAAACAAGATCCTGTTGCCAGCTATTAACGAATCATTCAAAGCTACCACTGCCCACTATAACAGTGAAGAATTGGTAACCAAGCGTGATGAGGTAAGTGCGGCTATCCATACTGAACTACAGAATAAAGTAGGCAAGTACGGTTTGGATATCAGTGAAATCAGTTTGGTTAACTTTGGATTCAGTCAAGAATATCAAGCGGCTGTTGAACAGAAAGTTATTGCTACACAGAACAAGCAAAAGGCTGAACAAGACTTAGCTCGTATCAAAGTAGAAGCTGAACAACGTATTGCACAAGCGGATGGTGAAGCTAAGGCTATTGCTATCCAAGCACAGGCTATCCAATCTAACGGTGGCGTACAATATGTTCAGTTGCAGGCAATTGAAAAGTGGGACGGCAAGTTGCCTAGTACAATGGCAAGTGGCGCAGTTCCATTCTTGAACTTGGGCAAGTAATATGAAATTGTTTGACCGCACCGGAGGACATTGGCTCTTCTGGAGCGGTCTTCTTTATCTTAGTGTAACCGTATTGGTTGCTCTTAGTCCTTACAGAGACTATACTATGCTTGTAGAGTTGGTATGGCTTGTTATGGTAGCTTTACCGTTAGTATGTAATCCGCTGGCTCGCTGGCTTAACATGAGAGAGAATCATATGTTAGATAAATTATTTTTTAAGAAACCTAGTAACGTAGTTCCATTTCCTAAAGAGCCTGAACACGGTGGCGGAGATGGTGGCGGTTATACTCCCGAACCAAAGAAACCTGCCGTAACTTATTATAGTCTAGGAATGAACAGTGATAACAGGCTAGAGTTCAAAATGGGCTATAGTGCTATTACTATGAATCATGGCGGTATTACTAATTTGATTGAGCAGTTAAAGACTTTCCAAAAACAACTTGCTGAATATGAAGGCATAGAGGAAGAAGAAAATGCATGAATGGTTTATCCGCAACCAACCTAAGATTGCCATGTTCGTTGCCGGCTGGTGTTGTCTAGCGGCTATCGATTGTTTTTCAAAGGGAGACGATTTGTGGGCATTGGTTAATGCTGTGTTAGTTTATGTAAACATAAGGTTGGCAAAATGATTAGAGAATTTATAAACATTATAGAAACAATGGAAGGTATTACTGACGATTGGTTCAAGACAGGATCATTTGAAACATTCAAAAATCCTACGCCTATCCATTATAAAACTGCTATTGCTCCAGGTACTAGTGAAACCTTAGAAGGTCCGGTAGACTATCTAGCTGGTGATAAAATTATTACTGGGCCTAAAGGCGAGCAATATCCAGTGAGTCCTGCAAAATTTGCAGAATATTATGATGACAACAAAGACGGTACTGCTACTCCCAAGAAAATTCATAAACATGCTAAACTGGCAGATCACGACGGTTCGGTAGTGTTAAAATATAATGGGCAATCACTAGCGTATAAGGCAGGTGAAGACTATATTGTTCGTCATGATGCCGGTGACTACGGTGTAGTAAAGAAAGATATTTTTAATCAAACATACGATACATCAAATGCTGTATAATGAAATTGAACTAATGGAAATGGCTCAAGACTACGAAGCCATAGAGCATCAAGCTATACAAGATGCAGAAGAATTGCGCCAGCTACGCGATGGCGAACGTATTATAGTGCCTGTAGATATCGAACATGCACGTACCATGTTTAAATTGGCTAGTTTTTATCTCAGCCAACATGACAAAGAATTTACACTAACAATGGAGATATAATGAACCCATTCCGCGATCAAGAAAAATTTATGAAGGCATGCGATCAAACAACAGACGATTGGAATGTTTCCCAGTTCAATTTATATGTTAATTTGATTGAAGAAGAACTTGGCGAATTAAAAGTTGCCATTAACGATTGTGATAGCACAGAAGTTTTAGATGCATTAACAGATATTTTAGTTGTTACTATCGGTGCCGCACACAGTATGGGTGCCGACATCGAAGGTGCTTGGCGAGAAGTTATGGGTACCAACTTTGCTAAAATTGATAAAGAAACTGGACTTGTGCGTAAGCGTGAAGACGGTAAGGTATTAAAGCCAGTCGGGTGGGTTCCACCAAATTTAGAACCATTTACAAAGAAAAATGTATAAGTTAAGATATTATTCAACAACAGGCGATATGCTCGTTAAATATTTTGCAACAATTAACGAAGCATTGCATTATTCGGTATATAGTATACCGTTTCAAAGTTTTTATGGAATTGATAAAATAGAGGAAAACAATGCCTAATTTAGTACCGATGGTAATCGAGCAAGAAGCTCGAGGTGAACGCAGTTATGATATTTACAGTCGCTTGCTCAAGGACCGTATCGTTATGTTGGATACAGATGTAAACGAACATTCAGCAAGTTTAATCGTAGCCCAGCTACTATTTTTAGAAAGTCAAGGTAATGAAGATATTAACTTCTTTATCAACAGTCCCGGCGGTGTGGTTACAGCGGGCATGGCTATTTACGATACTATGCAATTCATTAAGCCTGACGTTAGCACCATCGTCATGGGTCAAGCCTGTAGTATGGGAAGTTTGCTTGCTACTGCTGGTGCTCCTGGCAAGCGTAAAATGCTACCAAACGCTAGACACATGATTCACCAACCTAGTGGTGGTGCTGGTGGACAAGCTACAGACATGGAAATCCAAGTAAAAGAAATCCTAAAAATGAAGCAAAATCTTACCCAACTATATGTTAACCATAATAGTAAGGGCAAGACGTTTGATGAGTTTTATACAGCTATGGAACGGGATAACTTTATGAGTGCCCAAGAAGCACTAGATTTTGGATTGATTGACGAAATCGTGACAAAACGCCCATAAAGTGTGTATATAATTGGGTTTCATAGTATAGTATAAATAGCTATGTCTAGGAGTGTGCTATGGCCCAACTACCGTTTGATTGGTCTAAACTTGATAGAAGTTCTTTATACTCTATGTTCTACTCACTTAACAGTGAAATAGTAGGCAAAGATTTATCTCCCAGCCAAATTCAAAAGCGTATTAATAGGCATGTTAAGCAGTACTTACCGATAAAACTTAAAAAGTGCATACATGCTCCGACCACAATGGGTTGTATTTTTTTGGGCGGAGTCTACTATAGTGGACTGGATAAAAAGGGTAAACCTGCAATAGAAGTTAATTTCAATTTTAATCCAGACCAGACCAAAATAAAACTTACCCAATATCGTTTCAAACGTATGGCTTTTCGTTTTGCCGATGTTGTTCTACACGAAGTTGTACACATGCGACAGTTTCGTGCTAGAAATTTTAAAACTATTCCTGGATACCAAAGTACAGCAGAATTAAACAAAACTCGTAAAGAACAGGAATACTATGGTGATACAGATGAAATGGGAGCTCATGCGTTCAATACTGCCTGTGAACTAATTGATCGTTTTGGATACGATCCTAACAATATTGGCAAATATTTAGATTCCGATATTTGCCGTAGACATAAAAACTCAACTTGGAATAGTTATTTAAAAGCATTTAACTACAACCACAATCATCCAATTATACGCAGAATGAAAAACTTAATTCTACGTAATTTAGAAAATGCCTACGAAGGCAAACCATTTAGAACTAACCTCTGGTTGACTTATTGATAATTACTCTGTATAATACAAACTTATACAAATAATTATTGGAGTCTTTATGAGTCGTTGTGCTAGTCATATTTGGGATTTGGAAAGTCATCCTAGTCGTCTAAACAAAGAAGCCATCATTGAAGCTATTGCCCTAGAAGGCAATAATGAATTTTTTGAAGGTTGCAGGCTTGCACTAGATCCAATGATTACTTTTGGACTTAAACAAATACCGGAGAAACAAGATGAAGATGGGCCTGGGTTACCTTGGGATAGTTTTACTCTCGCTCTTACTGGTTTCACTACTCGCAATGTCACCGGTAATACAGCAAGGACTATGATCGAAACTATGATGAAATCAGCCACCAAGAAAGAATGGAATGGCTGGTATCGTCGTATCCTTATTAAAGACTTACGCTGTGGCGTAAGCGAAAAGACTATCAACAAAGTAGTGGAAAAGAATTATCCTAACTACGCCATTCCTGTATTTGCTTGTCAACTTGCTCATGACAGTGCCAATCATGAAACCAAAGTTGCTGGTCTCAAAATGGTTGAAGTTAAATTAGACGGTGTTCGAGTTATTACAGTTGTGCGGGTAGATGGTCGGGTAGATATGTTTAGTCGCAATGGTAAAGAACTTGTAAATTTTCCACATATTGCAGAACAGATTAGTGCTGTAGTTAAAAAGAATCCTCCACCATTTGATTTGATTTTAGATGGTGAAATCATGTCTAGCAGTTTCCAAGACTTAATGAAACAAGTACATCGCAAGAGTGATGTACAGGCAAATGACGCCATATTATATTTGTTTGATTTTTGTCAACTGGCACACTTTGAAGCAGGTAGTAGTGATTATCCGCAGTATGTTCGTAGTAAAATGGTATCTACATGGGTAGACGAACATGAAGAAGAATTGCCCAATGTGAAATATGTAACATTCGAAGAAGTCAATTTGGACACGGATGATGGACAAAAACGATTTAAAGAAATTAATGCACAGGCTATTGCAGGTGGATATGAAGGTATTATGATTAAAGATCCGCATGCACCTTACGAATGCAAGCGAACAGTTAGTTGGTTAAAAATGAAACCATTCATTGAAGTCAGCCTGGCAGTAACCGCAGTAGAAGAAGGTACAGGTAAAAATGTAGGTAAATTAGGTGCATTTGTATGCGAAGGTGAGGATGATGGTAAACTTATTAAAGTCAACGTTGGCTCAGGATTCACTGATAATGACCGCGATTCTTTTTGGTCCGATCGTGGTAGCCTGCTTGGTAATATTGTTGAAGTTCGTGCTGATGCGGTTACTCAAAATCAAGACGGATCATACAGTCTAAGATTTCCACGTTTTAAAGGATTTAGAGGATTTACAGCTGGTGAAAAAATTTAACATGAATCGTTTTACAAAAATTTCGTGTGCTCTATTAGCCGTAGTAGTGGCAATTATATGTTGGCCTGAACCAGGTGAGGATGTCATTACTCGAAAATTCTGTGCGTACGGCGAAACTTATGTTGAATTTGAACACGGCGGTAAAATTTGGGGTACTACATTTTTAAATGAAAATGGTAAACCTCTTAGTTGTACAGAAGATGAAATTAAGGCGGAACCAGTAAATTCATGGAAGAGCACTATTTAAATTCCCAAAACAATTTTATCATGGGGTGGTATACTGACCTAACAGTATGCGATCGTCTTATAGAGTTACATAAAACAAGTTCAAATTTAAGTCCAGGATTGTACGGTGCAAACAAAGAAGTTGACAAGTCTAAAAAAGATTCAATCGATTTAATGTTGCCGCCGGGGCAAGTTCCGTATTATTATTTGAAGCATTTATTCAAATGTTTGAACGCATACTATCAAAAATATCCTCATTCTAAAATCGATGCGGTTGACATGATAGAGTCAACACAAGTACAATATTATGCTCCAGGCGGCGGTTTTAAAGCATGGCATTTAGAACGAGAAGGATTAGATTGGCCTATTGTAACAAGACATTTAGTCTTTATGACTTATTTGAATACAGTAGATGATGGAGGCGGTACAGAATTTTTGTATCAAGGAATGAAAATTAAGGCTGAAAAAGGATTAACACTTATTTGGCCACCTGATTGGACTTTTACTCACAGAGGTGAAACTAGTCCTACACAAGAAAAATATATTATAACTGGATGGTTTAACATGAAAACTTATACTTTAGAAAGGAATAGAAATGCGTAATTATTGGTCATGTACAAAATTTGCAGACTGGGTTCGTGGCACTAAAAAACTAAGTGCCGCTACTAGTGAAGACTGGGACGAATGGCGTACCACTGCTAAAATGCGACATAACTTTCGCTACTGGGTCGCAGAAGAATTGCTTGACAATATTCAAGGCTTTTTTCTTTACATACCGGACAGACTAAATGACATCCGTTACTACATCAACAATCGTTGGGTTAGTAAGAGTCATGCTCTTACTGCCCACCCTCGTGATATCCGCCCTGGCCGTTGGAGTGACGTTGGTAATCGTTTTCTTCCATGTTTGTTTAACGAACTTGTGGACTTTGTTGAAATCGAACAAGCGTGGCATTATGTAATGTGGAACAGCGAAGAACAGAAGAAATATAATGTTCCCTGGTATCGCAGTGGTTGGTTACGCTGGCGTACTTGGCGTTGCCCAGAAGCAGGACTTGCTTACTTAGATTGGGCTAGTACTCTTACTAACGAAGAGTTTCTTGACGATGACCAGAAGCACGAAGCCGTTCCAACTTTCCAAGCCAATAATGCTAAGGAAATTAAAGAGCTGTATCTTTGGTGGACTACTGTGTATCGTAATCGACCAGAACCAATGGAGGCAAGCGGCTGGAGTGCTTATTGTGAAGCCGCACGTCTAGCCAATAGTGGCCGTCTAAGTTTTGGCAAAGAAAAAAGTCCTGAGCTTGCCGAGATGAGTCGTGTTGCTATGGACAAAATGCACAAGATGGAAGAGGCTTACGAGGCCGAAGATGAAGCTATGATGATTCGTCTTATCAAAGTGCGTCAAGGCCTATGGACTTAATTCGAAATATAAAAAAATCTGTGCAAGATAGAAAATTAAAACACGTTAAACACGACTTGGATAAGATTGGTCCAGGTATGTGTCTGGCCAAATGGAAACAAGTAACTGTACACCTGCCTACCGGTCATACCCATAGTTGCCATCATCCTAAAACTCACGTAATTCCTATTGAGGAAATTAAACGTAATCCTAGTGCATTACACAATACAGAATATAAAAAAGAATTGCGTAAACAAATGATGACTGGTACTCGTCCTAGTGAATGTCAGTACTGCTGGAACGTAGAAGATAAGACCGATGCGTTCAGTGATAGAACATACAAAAGTGCAGACGAGTGGGCATTACCTTATTTTAAAGAAGTTATAGACGCAGGGTGGGAAAAAGATATTAATCCCAGTTATTTAGAAATTAGTTTTAGTTACGGATGTAATTTTAAATGTAGTTACTGTAGTCCAGAAATTAGCAGTAAATGGATGGAAGAAATACAACAGTTTGGCGGATACCCTACACATTTAAATTATAATCATTTAAAGATGTTTGAAGATGATCATAAAATGCCAATACCTGAAAGAGAAGAAAATCCTTATGTAGATGCGTTTTGGCAATGGTGGCCCGAATTATATCCTAATTTGCATACCTTCCGCATTACAGGCGGCGAGCCTTTAATGACTAAACATACTTTCAAAGTGTTAGACTATATCATTGATAATCCTAATCCTAATTTAGAATTGGGCATTAACAGTAACTTAGGTGTTCCAAAAAAACTTATAGACGAATTTATTAAAAAGATAAAAGTCATACATGAGAAAAATGCTGTTAAATCTTTAACAATTTATACAAGTTGCGAAGCACAAGGAGTCCAAGCCGAATATATAAGATTTGGTTTGAACTATACCGAATGGCTTGATAACTGTAATTTATTGTTAAGCGAAAGCCCTAATACTAGATTAATTGTAATGTCAACATACAATGCATTATCAGTTAATTCTTATACAGGGTTTTTGACAGACTTTTTGGAATTAAAGAAGAAGTATGTGACTAGCAAAAGATGGGTAGGTATTGATATTCCTTATTTGCGTAATCCGGAATGGATGACTGTTGGTATGCTTACAGAAGATTTCCTACCAATCACATTGTCAAGTTTAGAATATATGAAAGTAAACAAAGGATACTATACTGATTATGAAATTGATCGTATGCAACGAGTATATGAACTTTTCGAATCTTTACTTGCTAGTCCGATGAAAGGTTTAGAAATTTGGAGAAGAGACTTTTACAAGTTTGTAAACGAGCACGACAGACGCAGAGGAACCAATTTCTTACAAGCATTTCCCGAAATGGAAAAGTTCTATCAGCTATGTAAGTAGGTACTAACTTACCAATTTTACAGTTGACAGCTAAGTAGTTCGAAGCTATAATATATACATGTTAAACAAAGCAGGAGCAGAAATTGGCAAAGACAGCAACTAAAACTCGCGTTACCAAAAAGCAGGTAACTGCACATCGCACACGAGCTGTGAAAGATCACAGTCCAGTTTGGGACGATGTTGAGAAAATGACAGCTGAACAATTTCAGCGTCACTGGCACAATGCTATGAGCTATTACCGTTTGGAATTTAGCGGTAAAGATTTGAAGCCTGCGGTTATCAAATGGATGACTGATACTGGTTGTACCAAAGCTGACATTACAGCTTTTAAGAAAACCAAAGATAATCGTTGCAACACTACAATGGGTGCCATTGCAAGTTGTTTGTTACGTGGTATGCCATCTATTCGTGCAGACTTTAATCAAGGTCGAGACACAAGTGCATGGTTGCGTGAGCAGATTGTAGAAGTAATTGAAGCTGGCAAGAACGACAAAGACGAAGACGAAGTGATTACAGACAAGCCTGTAGTAGTTCAGCCTTCAATTCAAGAGCGTGTCAAAGAAGCCGCTTATCGAATGACTGAAGAATTGGAAGACGCTATTGAAGGCTTCCAAACAGATCCAGAAAACTTTGATCCAAAAGCGTTCAAAGTGCTTAACTTGCTCAAGGGCAAACAAGTCAAAGCCGCACATGCTAGACTTATTAAAACCCTCTACAGCAGGGATTTAGCTGAACTGGAGGAGTTGGCATCCGGCAAAGCAGACGAGCAGTTACGTGAGGGCTATGCCCATCGTAGTAAGAAGCAAATCAAGAATTTGATTGCTTTTTACCAAGAAATCATGAGTGCTTGCGATATGCTTGCTCAAGAAGCCAAAGTTAATCGTGCGCCACGTGCTCGTAAAACACAGCCAAAAGAGAAGGTTGTTGCCAAAATGAAGTACATGAAGAGCAATGAACCTTTGAAATTAGTTAGTATCAACCCGACAGACATTATTGGTGCTAAGGAACTTTGGATCTTTAACACTAAGACTCGTAAATTGGGCAAGTATGTAGCCTCCGAATTCAACGATTTGGGTGTTAAAGGAACTACAATTACAGGATTTGATGAATTCAAAAGCATCCAAAAGACTGTACGTAAACCCGAAGACAAGCTGAAAGAGTTCAAAGCCGCAGGCAAAGTACAACTACGCAAGTTTTTGGAAGATATTAATGCTACAGACACTAAAATGAATGGACGCATTAATGAGGATACAGTACTGTTAAAAGTACAATAATCCTTTTTCGAAACGTGGATAAATACTTAAAAGAGAGTGTTTATCCATGGCCTACGAAATTAATGATCATTTAGAAGTTACCGGTAATGTACAAGTCGAACAAAATTTGACAGTTGCAGGTACTATTACAACCAACACATTTAATGTTCAAAACCTAGTTACTCCTAACGGTTCTTTAGCTTCAGTGGGGCAATGGAATTATGGAACAGAAAACGAACTAAACGGCAAAGGGTTTAGTTGGGGTTATAGTGGCGGTCTTACTCAATTAATTTATCGTAGTGGCGGACGTTTATGGACTAATAGCAATATAGATTTGCAACAAGGATCTAGCTATAACATTGACAACATTCCTGTAATAACTGCCAGTGCATTAGGTAGTACTATTACCAGCAGTAACTTACAACAATTAGGTGTTTTAAAATCCTTACAGGTATCAGGATACACAAGTTTAGGCGGATTTGCTTTTATCGATAATAGTTCAGATCGCATTGGTCTTGGAACAGCAGAACCAACAGACTCTATCAGTATTTTAACAAATGGTGTTCAATTAGATATCGGTAGCAGAGAATTAGGCAAAGGTTCTATTGGTACTTTTACCAGTAGTGATTTCCAAATCCTTACAGATAATTTACCGCGTATTACAGTTAAATCAACTGGTGTAGTTAATATCGGCGATCCAGTAAACGGTGGCGGAGTATTGAACGTATACGGTACAGTATATGCACAAAGTATTCAAACTGACACACGTATTACTCGTAGCAGTCCTTTACAGTTTAATGCTAGCACAGATAATGCAATTTATGGTCTAGGTTTAACATGGACTGGTACTGGGCAAACACGTCAGCTAATCATGATGAGTAGTCCAGATCGTTTATGGACTAGTGAAAGTTTTGATATCGGACCAAGTCAAAGTTACTATATCAACGGTGTTGTTGCACTACAAGCAAATGGTTTAGGTTCTGGAATTGTTAATAGTAATTTACAAGGACTAGGCGTATTAAGAAGTCTTGAAGTTGCAGGAACAACTACATTAAACACAACAACTTCCAAACAATTAACTCTAGTCGATTCGCTTGGCGGATCACAATCTTTACAATTAACTAGCAGTGGAATTTTAGGCACAAATAATTTTTCATTCAAACTGGGCAGCCAAAAAATTATTAGTGTAGACACAGAACAACTTACTATTGGTGATCCTGTTCTTCAAAATAATGCTGTTCGTGTATTTGGTCCATTGAGTATCAATATCAATACTCCAGATCCTACACTACAGTTTAGTGTTAATGGAGATGTTAATATTGGAGGCAAACGTTTTACCAATGGTGGAATGGCTCCTACTACAGGAATATATCATCTTGGAGATATCTGTTGGAACATTGCTCCAGTACCAGGTGGACATATTGGCTGGGTGTGTATTGCAAGTGGTACACCAGGACAGTGGGCATCATTTGGACAGATAGGTTAATCAATACTATTGACCTTACACTATAAAAGTGTATAATTATATTATGCGGACTTAGGCATTCATCCCGCAATATAAACTCTGCATGTCATTGCTACTTTTAGGAGAAGACAATGGCAAAATTTTACTCAACAAAAACATACGGTAACGACCGTGGCTTATCATGCTGTTTTAGACAATGGCGTGCCACACATAGTCACTGCTCATTATTGCATGGATACTCAATTGGTATCAAATTAATCTTTGAATGTGATACATTGGACGAAAAGAACTGGGGTATGGACTTTGGCGGACTCAAGGAATTTAAGGCGTGGGCAGACTATATGTTTGATCATACCACTGTAATTGCCGAAGATGATCCATTGCTAGATAGATTCAAACTAATGGCAGGTTGGAGTTCCAATCCAGAACATGATAACAATCCAGAACGTGTACAAGTAGAGCCCTATCGTAGATCGGGTGTATGCGATTTACGCATTGTACCCGGTGTGGGTTGCGAACTATTTGCTAAAATGTGCTATGACAAAATGGCAGATTTATTGGTAAATGGCAACCATCGTTATCCATTAAACCCTAGTGTTCGAATTAAGAGTGTAGAAGTGTTTGAACATGCTGGTAATTCGGCTACATACGAAGGCTAATCAAAGAGTTTGACTCTATAAGGACATAGTGTTATAATACACTATGTCCATTTTTATTGATTACACATTATGAAACGTATCGGCTTTGCCTGCAAATGGATCGACCATCCAGAACAAACTGAAGGTATCAAAGCTAACGATGATGCCAAACAGTACAATACTGGCGGTACTACAGTTACTTGGTTAAATAAACAGACAACAGAAGTAGCAGAACAAAAGCTATGGGACCTAATGGTTCAGAATATCGAATCTACCCGAAAACTTGTAACTAGAGTAGGAACTTTGAATGAACATTTACGTATGGTCCGTATTAGTAGTGATATTTTACCTGTATATACTCAAGCTGACTGGAGTTATTTTTGGCGTCGTGCTGACGTCGTGGACTACTGCGAGCGGCACTTTAGAGAAGTTGGTGATGTTGCTCGTGAGCACAATGTTAGGTTGTCTTTTCATCCTGGCCAGTTTACTGTCTTGGCAAGTGATAATCCAGGCATTGTTGGCCGCTCTATAGAGGAGTTTGAATATCATGCGGATATGGCACGATACATGGGCTACGGTAAAACCTTCCAGGATCTTAAAATCAATGTACACATCTCGGGTAAACAAGGTCCCGAAGGTATTAGACGTGCCTACAAGCTACTCTCACCCGAAGCCCGCAATACCATTACTATTGAAAATGAAGAAAACTCATGGGGGTTAAATGATTGTCTTACTATTAGCGATATCGTTCCTATTGTGCTCGATATTCACCATCACTGGATTCGCGAAGGGGAGTATATCTCTTCGACAGACGATCGCGTTAAGCGTGTTGTGGATAGTTGGCGTGGTGTGCGGCCTACTTGTCATTATTCAGTCAGTCGAGAAGATTATCTTGTGGACCATGACCAATCTACCGCACCTGTTCATGCCCAACTCCTTCTAGACGGATACAAAAAACAAAAGCTCAGAGCTCATTCAGACTTCTACTGGAACACAGCAACGAATGAATGGGCTTTGAGCTTTTTGAATTCGCACGATATTATGTGCGAGTCTAAAGGCAAGAATTTAGCTAGTCGTGCTCTATACGAGCAAGCTAAAAGTCTTACTCTGCTTTAGGCTTACGAGGAGCACGTGGCTTCTTAACTTTAGTTTCTGGCAAGTAATCGGAACGCTCTTCGATTAATTGTTTGGTTGTTTTAGTTTTTTTAGCCGCAGGCTTTTTCTTAGCGGGTGTTGGTGCTGGAATAGACTCTAGCATTGCACGAGTAATATCGTCAGCTACCGGTTTAGTTGGTGTTTCTAATTTATAAGGTACTTCAGTTTCTACTTTTTTTGGTTTTAAAGCAAAAATCTTTTTGATAAATT